GTTGATGATGGTGGTGATTATGATATAGAACTTTTTATATTATACGTGTACAATAAAAAAATAAATTAAATAATATGAGAAAATTTTTTAAAGAACTGTTTGATGACAACAACTCTATTAATGAAAAAGCATTAGTAGGTTTTATCGCTTTCATGTGCTTAGTTTTAGCATTACTTGTAGACCTTGTAACAGGTTATATGGGAAGTGCTTTAGTACTTAATGAATTTATTTTCGACGGATTTATGGTCCTAGTATTAGGTTCATTTGGTATTGCATCTGTTGATAAATGGATGAATAAAAAAGATAAACACGAGGAAGATAAAAATACAAACAAAGAAGGATAATGAAGTCTACATTACTAGTATTATTATTATCATTAACTACAATTTGTACTTTTGTTTGTAGTTATTTCGGAGGATTGGCTATAGATAACAGTGAACAGTACTTGGCTGTAGTGGCTGTTGCTTTTATGGATGGGTTTTTTGGTATAGTTGCTGGTATTAAGAAAGAAGGATTTAAAACTTATAAAGCTTTAAAAGTATTAAAAACCACATTTACTTGGTTAGTTATATTAACTGTAATATTAATGGTGGAAATAGGATTTCCAGGCACATCCTGGCTCTCAGAAACTATTATAATGCCGTTTGTATTATTCCAAATAATTAGTGCTTTAAAAAATGCTTCAAGTGCGGGTTTTATTAAACATTCTATATTAAATAAAATTTTAGAAAAAATTGATAAACATAAAGATAAATAACTATGTTATTAAAAAAAGGTGATAAAAACGAACAAGTAGGACAACTTCAAATAAAATTAGGAGTTGACCCTGTAGGGACTTTTGGTCCTAAAACTGAAGAGGCTGTTAAAAAATATCAAGCTGCTAATGGATTAGTAGCAGATGGTATAGTAGGAGATTCAACTTGGAACAAAATTATGGGTTCTGCTCCTGCTGCCCCTGTTGCTCCTGCTGTGGTAATTCCAGCCTCAGAATTTAAATTAGACAAATTAAAAGGACATATTCCTGATGCTGTGTTGGCTCAGATTCCAGACACTGCCGCTAAGTTTAATATAACTAATCCTTTAAGATTAGCTCATTTTTTATCTCAGTGTGGACATGAATCAGGTAACTGGACCGCTACTTCAGAAAACTTAAATTATTCTTCTAAAGGTTTGATGGGTATATTTAAAAAATATTTCCCAACTTTAGCTTTAGCTGAACAGTATGCTCGTAAACCTATTGCTATTGCTTCTCGTGTTTACGGAGGTAGAATGGGTAATGGAGCTGAAGCTACTCAAGAAGGATTTAAATTTAGAGGTAGAGGTTATATTCAATTAACTGGAAAAGAAAATTATACTGCTTTTGATAAATTTGTTGATGATGATATTTTATCTAACCCCGAATTAGTGGCAAGTAAATATCCTTTAATGTCAGCTGCTTGGTTCTTTAATAAAAATGGACTTTGGAGTATTTGTGATAAAGGAGCTACAGATGAAGTAGTAACAGCTGTAACTAAAAGAGTAAACGGTGGTACTATAGGTTTAGTAGATCGTATTAAACACTTTAAAGAATACTACGTATTATTAGCATAATCTTTAATTTTTCGACATATTTCGCTACTTTTGTAAGACAATTTAATATAGGCGCTATATAAAAGTTTATGGCGTCTATATTTATCATAGATGGACATAAATAAAATATTTAATCTCTTTAATAGTGAGGAACCTGATTCTTTGAAAGAAAAGGCACAGCAGGTTGATATTTTATTAGATTATAAAAACCATCCTTTATTTTGGGTTGGAATGTTTAAAAAGTTAATTTATAATCATGACCTATTTAATTCCCAAATACTTAAATTTTTTGATAAATTAAATGAAGGATTAGATTTAGTAGATATAGATAGAGCAGGAGAATATGTTGTGTTTAATAAATCTTGGGAATATATTAAAAAAATAAATCCTGATAATTTACAACATCAAGAAGCCCTTTATCATTTCTCAGATATACAACTAAAAACAGCTTTAGAACTATCAATAAATTACTTCCAGGATAATGAAGAGTATGAAAAATGCGCTCATTTAAAAAAGAATTTAGAATTTGTAAAACTTCTTTTAACTTAAACTTGGCTTAATTTCCTTTTAATATTATATTCTAATTACGGGGTTTAAAAAACATATGAAAAACAGAGAAATAATAATGAGACGAATGGAGAGAGTAGAGGGGGGAATTGAGAAACTACAGTTAGCATTACGTAGGGGTGATTGGAATGTGGTTGATGAGATCATTCAAGAAATGAGGGATAATATTAACGATGCTAAAGCGTTTGTACAACAGGAACCACTTGGACCTGGAGAAATTAATCAATTTTAATATATGCAACTAACAGCAGAACAAATCCAAGCTAATTGGAATAAATTAATGTCTTTTATTGAGGATTATATTTCTGAACCTCGTAAAACTAAAGTATTAGAATTTTATGAAAAATATAGTGAGCGTCTAATGTTGATGCCCGCCGCTCATAAAAAAGAATATCATAATGCTTTCCCTGGAGGATATGTAGATCATGTTAATAGGGTTATTACTTGTGCTCTTCATCTTCATAATTTATGGGATAAAATGGGTTGTGATACTACTACTTACACTAAAGAAGAATTAGTATTCTCTGCTCTTAATCATGACCTGGGAAAAATGGGTGATGAAACTCATGAAGCTTATATTCCTCAAGATGATAAATGGAGGAAGGAAAAATTAGGTGAAGATTATAAATTTAATGATAAGTTAGCTTTTGCTAGTGTGCCTGATAGAAGTTTATTCTTACTCCAACAACATGGAGTTCAATATACTTTTAATGAAATGATTACCATTCAGACTCATGATGGTTTATATGATAAAGCTAATGAGAAATATCTTATGACTTATATGCCAGAGTTAAAACCTAGAACAAGTTTACCTTATATTATTCATCAGGCTGACTTAATGGCTGCTAGAATTGAGTTTGAAAGAGAATGGCTACCTAAATTTCAGGGTAACTTGGATATACAAAAGAAATCATTTACCTTGGAAATTAACAAGAAAATAACTTCATTAAATACTACTAAACAAAAAGCGTTAGGTAGTATAAAAAGTGAAGGATTAAAAAACATATTAGATAATTTATGATATTAACTTTAATATTTTTAGGTTTGATGGTCGTGGTCTTAGGATACACGACCTTTAATCTTCTTAAGAAAAATGAAAAACAAGAAGATATTCTTTCAGGCTATATGACCTATTTAAATAAAATCTCAGACACTATTGAAATGGCTGAAAAGAAAATGAGTGAGGTGGACGCCAAAGGTAGTTTTAAATCTGATGATGAGGTAGGATTTTTCTTTGAACAAATAAAAACCATTCAAACTGCGTTAAATGCTTTTGTTATTAAGAACATTTCAAAATAATGGAAGAAGTAATTGTAAAAAAGAAAAAGAAAGGAGTACAGTACTTTACTCAAGATACTGAAGATGCTATTGTATTATACAATAATACTTTAGATTTTGATATAAAAAGTAGAATCTATCATGATAGAATTCATTATGGGTTTTTTAAATTAACAGAAAATATCATTCATACTTTTAAGTTTTATTATACAGAAGTAGAAAATATTGAAGATTTACAACATGAAGTAATCACCTTTCTTTTATCTAAAATTCATTTATTTAATCCAAGTAAAGGTACTAAAGCTTATTCTTATTTTGGAACTATTGCTAAACGTTATTTAATTCTTTCAAACCAAAAAAATTATAAAAAACGTATTGATACTTTACCTATTGAAACTTTAGAAGAGGATGAAAATCACTCATATAATATTGAAGAATCACCTTACAATGAGCGTTTATCTATATTTATAGATAAATATACAGAACATTGTACTAAACATATTTATGATTTATTTCCTAAAGAATATGATGCTCAAATAGCAGATGCTATTCTTGAGTTATTTAGAAAACGAGAATTTTTAGATATTTTCAATAAGAAAGCACTTTACATTTATATCCGTGAAATTATAGATGTTAAAACTCCTAAGATTACCAAAATAGCTAATCAGCTATATGATATTTTTAAAGAAGGATATGTATTTTATTTAGAACACGGATATACAAATTTTTAGTTTTCATATTTATAAAAAACTAATTGTATATTTATGTCACAATTCGATAATATAATCTTTAAAAATAAAAAATTCTCTGATGTTTTAGAAGAGATTTATAATAATCAACAGAAAAAAGATAAACAAGTTACAGCTTTAATTTCTGAACTTAAACCATTAATTTCTGATATTGGAGATGCTACTTTAGTTGTTCCTTTAATTAAGGAATACATGGAGATAAGCGTTAAAAATGATGATTTATTAATCAAGATGGCAGCATTAGCTCAACGTGCTATGCAAACTGCTACTTCTGATGGTACTTTAACTATTTCTGATGAAGAAAAAGAACAATTATTAGCTGTCGCTAATGAATTAAAAGGAGGAAAATAATGGCTATAGGATTACAAGCTAACACAAATAATATTTTATCTAGTGTTAACACTATAGCTTCACAATCACCTAATGGAGTTACTTCATCTCCTACTTCCTTTAAAGCTGGTAGAGTAAAAAGTATTATTTTAGATAATAATCATCCTAAATTTAAAAAATTTGGTGAATGGAATGCTTTAGGTTTAATTGAGTATCAAGATATAACATTACCGGCCTCTAAAACAGCTTTTGCTAAACCTTATTTTAGTAATATAAAACAATTACCTGTTTTAGAAGAAATAGTTTGGATTATAACTTTACCTGATACTAGTTTAAATGGAACTCCTGACAAAGGAGGTATTACCACTAACACTTCAGATTATTATATTTGTCCAGCATCATTATGGAATCATCCTCATCATAATGCATTTCCTTCAAACCCAGAAAAATTACCTCAATCTCAACAAAAAGATTATATTCAAACACAAGCGGGGAATGTTAGGAGAGTCACTGATCAATCAACAGAAATAGATTTAGGTAATACTTTTGTAGAACGTTCTAATATTCATCCTTTATTACCTTTTGAAGGCGATGTGATTTATGAAGGTAGATGGGGTAATAGTATACGATTTGGATCTACTAATAAAAGAAAAATATTAGGACTTATACCTGATTCTTTAAATAATTGGTCAACTGGGAGAAGTGAATCTGGTGATCCTATAATTATTTTTAGAAATGGTCAAGGTCTTCAAACTGAAGAAGGATGGATACCTATCACTGAAGATATTAATAATGATGATGCTTCTATATATTTTACTAGTACTCAAAAAATACCTTTAAAAGCAGCTAGTTCAAATTATTTTAGCTATAAAAATAACTCACCAGAACAACCTAATCAATACACAGGAAAACAAATAATAATATCTTCAGGTAGGTTAGTATTTAACTCATCTTTAGATCATATTTTATTAAGTTCTAATAAAACAATAAATTTAAATGCTATTTTAGGTGTTAATATTGATACTCCTACTGTTACTATTCAATCCCAAAATATATTTTTAGGTTCTAAAAACGCTAATGAACCTTTATTATTAGGTAATCAAACAGTAAATTTATTAAACCAATTAATAGAAAACATTCAAGCGTTTTCTACAATTTGTTCTACTTTAGTTTCAACACCCCCAGGTACTCCTTTAGCACCATTAAATACAGCAGCTTTGCAATTAAATGGTGTATTAGATTCTTTACAATCTAATTTAAATAATTTAAAATCAAAATATAATTACACAGTATAATGGCTACTCCTATTGAATTAGAACAACAAAGACAAGAAGAAGCAGCGGCTGCTGAAAAACAAACTTTAGCAGCTAATCAAAAATCTGTGGAAAAAAATCAAATACAAAAATCAACCCCGGGTGATCAAAAACCTAAAGGAGCAGCTAAATTACCTTCTATTTTATTTACTTTAGGATCTCAAGTGCCACAAATCATCCAACCATCTTTAGAAAATTTAATAAATAAATATATTCAAGATCCTAATGTTTGTCCTGCAGAAGCTACTTTACTTGAATTAATTAATCAAAGAAATAATATAACTGAACAACTAAATAATTTAGGAGTAAGAATAAATCAAACAGGAACTGCTATCACAGGTATATCTAATTTTTTAAATATAATT